TTCGCCGCGTAACCGATCCGAGTCTTTCAGGCGAGCCAACCCAAGAGCAGATAGATGAATATGCTCGGTTGCTGCTTAGGGAGCTATCCTCTGTCGAGTATACGATTAGCTATTCACATGGTTATTGCGGAGTTCGTCTAGGCGATTGCGTTCGATTGAACTATGCGAGAGCCGGAATAACTAACGTCAAAGCAAAAATTACAAGTCAAACTATCAAATGCGAGCCGGGATGTCCGGTTACGGAGAAAGCGGTATTTACCACGAAACTATGGGGGTGATATTTTATGGCTTTATCCAGCGATTTGATATCACAATTTGTGCAGGTTACTAAAGAAGAAAAACCAAGCAAAGAAACCACAGTGTATGGAACCATAGTCGAGTATAACGGTGGTAAGTACGTGAAACTCGATGGTTCTGAACTGCTAACTCCGATCTCTACGACTGCTGATGTTCTTGAGGGTGAGAGAGTCACAGTCATGATAAAGAACCATAATGCTTTAGTGACTGGCAACCTCTCTTCCCCAGCAGCAAGAACTGATACGGTAAAAGAGATAGGTAATAAAATATCCGAGTTTGAGATTATTATTGCCGACAAAGTTAGCGTAGAGCGGCTCGAAGCTGAAATTGCTAGAATCGACACTCTGGTTTCTGAGAATGTAACAATCAAAGGTCGATTGGATGCAAATGAAGCAGGCATTAAAGATCTAACTGCCGATAATGCGACTATCAATGAAAAACTAACGGCTGCCGAGGCCACTATTACAGACTTAGAGACCAAAAAGCTTGATGCAGAGAGAGCGGACATTACGTATGCTACGATTACGAATCTCGAAGCAACGCAGGCGAAAGTCAATAGTCTTGAAGCAACATATGGCGAATTTCATGATCTTACTGTGGACAGACTTGATGCAGCAGAAGCTAGCATCGATGACCTAAGTACAAAAAAGCTCGATGCCACCGAAGCCGAGTTGAAATATGCGAATATTGATTTTGCAAACATCAACATGGCGGCTGTTAAAAAACTATTCACCGATTCTGGTATTATTAAAGATTTAGTTGTTAGCGATGGTAAAATCACCGGTGAATTAGTCGGCGTGACTATTAAAGGCGATCTGATTGAAGGCAATACAATTGTCGCTGATAAGCTTGTGGTAAAAGGCGAAGACGGTCTCTACTATAAGCTAAATACTGACGGGGTTACGACAGAAGCCGAACAGACGGATTATAACAGCCTTAACGGTACAGTTATTCAAGCCAAATCTATTACTGCTGAAAAAATAGCAGTCGATGATCTTGTGGCTTTTGGAGCTACAATCGGTGGTTTCAACATAACCAAAAACGCTATTTACTCTGGCGTTAAAGAAGGCCCTCTAAATACCACGAGAGGTGTGTATCTTGACAACGAGGGTCAATTTAGCGTAGGCGACTCGAAGAACTATCTCCGATATTTTAAAGATAGCGATGGATCATATAAATTGCAAATCTCGGCAGCTAGTATGATTCTTTCGTCCAGCAGTAAGAGCATCGAAGAGGAGCTAAATGACATCAGAGATGAGGTAACAACTTCGTTAGTCATCGAATCCTCTCGAGGAAATGTGTTTAAAAACGATACTATATCGACGGTGCTATCTGTCGTTATTTACAGGGGTAATCAGCGAATTACTGATATGACTACCCTAAAGCAAGCGATGGGGAATGGGGTATACCTCGAATGGAGTTGGCAGAGGCTTAATGACGATGAATTCGGAGTAATTTCGGCTAGTGATTCTCGTCTTGGGAATGACGGGTTCACGTTTACTCTCAGTCCAGAGGATGTCGACACAAAAGTTACATTCTTATGTCAACTTATAACCCCGGATTCAAAATGATGTTAAGGAGAGATGAATATGGCGATTAAATCCCAGGGTCAGATTACAGTCATTGACGTAACTGACGCGTATTCCGTAATGCTTACAAGTGAAGCATATACTTTCGTAGGTGGTACTAGTGGCGTGGGCTCCGGACAGACTTGCACTACTGAAGCAGTGGCATTTTGTGGCACCAATCAGTGCGGTTCCGTTTCGGTCACGGCGGGCGACATTACTTGCCCCACCGGTATTAGCGCTGCGGTTGCTAATAGTGGAACATCCAGAGTAAAAATTACATTTACAACAACGGCAACGATCTCTGCGGCTTGTGAAGCTACGATCCCTGTCGTTGTGGACGGCATTACAGTTAATAAGAAGTTCTCTTTTGCCGTGGCTAAGGCTGGCTCTAACGGTACCTCCGTAACGGTTAGCTCCACATCTGTTACATATCAGGTTGGTTCAAGTGGCACCACTAAGCCGACAGGGGAATGGTCCAGCACGGTTCCGGCAATTACTACCGGCCAGTTCTTGTGGACAAAAACATATGTGAAGTATTCGGACGGCAAGGAGACCACTTCTTACAGCGTTTCCTATCAGGGAACAAACGGTACGAATGGTAAGGATGGTGCAGCTGGTGAGGACGCGATCACACTTACCATCACATCTTCCAATGGTACGGTATTCAAGAATAATACCGGTTCTACCGTTCTCACCGCGCATGTGTACAAAGGTTCCGTCGAGCAGACCATTACCGATGCCGGCGTATGCGGTTCTCTTGGCACAGTCAAGTGGTACAAAGATGGCGGAACAACCGCTGTCGCAACTGCTAAAACATATACCGTAACAGCAGCAAACGTTGCAAACTCATCCGTAATTACTTGCCAGCTTGAGGCTTAAGGAGGAGTAGATATGGCAATTCGGGCGAAAGCCGACATAACGATATCAAGAATCATCGATATTAAATCAGTAACTAGGTATTATTTGTTACAGTCGTCTTCATCGGCTTCGCCCACTAAGCCAACTACAAATCCCCCGGTTAGCTCGTGGACAACAACCGAACCAACATATACATCCGGAGCAACCAGCACGTTATATTTTGTTGATTGTACGGTATTTACAAACGGAACGTTCTCATATTCGGACGTATCTAAATCTAGCAGCTACGAAGCGGCAAAAGAAGCATATAACAAAGCTAAATCTGTTGAAACGCGTATCGTCTCTGCTGAAACAAAAATATCTCAGAACACGGAGGCTATATCTTTGCGCGCAACCAAAACAGAAGTTAGCAATATACAGATCGGCGGTAGAAACTATTTCTCAACACGAGGACAGAAGGTCTTTGACGAGAATGGCGAATTTACTCTCACCGATTATCAGAATGTAGGGTCGTTTACACAATTCTACAATCTTACTGTACCGATGAGCTATTTCGTTGGAAAAAGTGCACTCATATCTTTCGAGGCGATTAGCCCAAATGGTACAACCAATCTACAAGTGTATAACACAAATGGCACTCCTCGATATCTGATGTATTTCCCCAATGGGAATGGCGTATCCATTGGTAGTGTGTGGGCTAAGATTATTATTCCATTTACAATTACCGATAGGGGCGACTCCGACGTGTATGACGAAAATGCATCAAACAAAATCGAGATTTATTGTCCGAATCAGATGGGCTGTAAGGTTCGAAGAGTTAAGGTTGAGGTTGGTACGAAGTTTACCGATTACACGCCTGCTCCAGAAGACATGGCAACCGCAGATGGTCTTAGTTCTGCGGAAGAAACCACGGATCAATTATCCGAGCAAATGACCACAAGAATCCAAGAAATGGAGTCTACGATTAGTCAGATGGCTGACTCTATCGCTATGCTCGTTGTGGATCAAAATGGATCTTCTTTGATGGAGCAAACGTCCACTGGTTGGGTGTTTTCTATGGGTCAGACCCTCGCCCAATTGCAGAAAGCTACGGACGATCTGAAAGCTTTGGAAGATAGTCTGGATGAGCAGGATGGTAGTATAATCGCAATCCAAAATGTGCTGAGGAATTTGGAAGAGCTCAACAATTACGTCAGGATTTCTGTCGATGGCGACGAACCTACGATAGAACTTGGCAATGCGGGCGAATTCAAACTCGTAATTACGAATACAGGCATAAAAATGATGGATGGCACTAGTGTTCCTGCATACGTTACAAATCAATCATTAAAAATAGGTAAAGCAGAAGTCGAAGATGAGTTGGTCTTTGGCGGATTTGCATTTGCTGAACGCGCCAATGGCAATATGGGACTCATCTGGAAAGGAGAGTGAGGTTGGTGGCTACTATTAGCACACCTCAATTCGGCAGTTCAACTTGTCCGCAAGCGCAATTAATCGTAACTGAGAGCAGCAGTACGGCGACCACCTCGGTCCTTTCGTGGACATTAAAATGGGTCACCCATGGCTATACGGTTAGCTCAAGTTTAAACAAAGATTGTACCGTTAAGATAAATGGTTCAACTGTAAAGACTGGCTCATTCGCAATTAACGGTAAAACAACTCAAGCAATAGCGAGCGGTACGGTGACGATCACTAAAGGTACTGCTGCTAAGTCCATACCCCTTGCACTTTCATTTGTGATGAACTTCACATGGAAGAACGTATATGGCGGAACTAAGACGGCTAGTGGCTCAATAAGTGTGGCTGCCAAAACGTCTTACAAAGTTACATATAATGCCAATGGCGGTTCTGGTGCTCCCTCGCAACAAACAAAGTGGCATGGGACAGCACTTCCATTATCATCGACCAAGCCAAGTAGGACTGGTTATACGTTCAAAGGTTGGGCCACGTCAGCAAGCGGTTCTGTGGCATACGCGGCAGGCGCAAGTTATACAGCAAACGCCGCGGTTACTCTATACGCTGTTTGGCAAGCCGTTACTTATAAAGTTACGTATAATGCCAATGGTGGATCTGGAGCTCCAGGGCAGCAAACAAAAACGTATGGTGTTACTCTGAAACTATCCACTACCAAACCAACCCGAACCAATTACAATTTTAAAGGCTGGGCGAAGACGGCTAGTGGTGCAGTTGCTTATGCGGCAGGTGCTAACTACACGTCTAATGCTGCAATCACGCTTTATGCTGTGTGGGAGTTAGCCTATACGAAGCCGACTATCACCAATGTAAAAGCAGTGCGCTGCAATCAAAATGGAGATGCGCTAGAGACTGGAACGTATTGTAAGATTAGCTTTAACTGGTCATGCAGTCAATTGACTGGCTCTAATCCGGTTAAAACAATTACCATAGCTTGGGGTTCGGATACAGTAACGGTCACTGCATCTGGCAATAGTGGGTCGACCTCTCAAGTCGTCGGCGGTTCGCTAGGCGTTGATAATTCGTATACTTTTACAATAAAAGTTACGGACACAAAGAATGGTGTAACGACT